TTGGTAACGTTGACGGAACCAATACACAATTTACCTTACAAAGCACAGCAACAACATCAGGCGCGATCGTAAGCATTAACGGTGTCTTACAATTTCCAACCCTGGCTTACTCTGTAAGCGGTACAACACTGACATTTACTGAACCTCCAGCACCCAATGACGTAATTGACGTTCGTATTTTAACTACAACATCAACAGTTACCTCAATTGCCAGTGCTTCTGGTCTAAGTCAATTTATTGCAGAGGATACGGCTTTAGAGTTCTGGACTGGAGTAGGAGCTACAACATTAAGAGCTAATATTGATCAATCAGGTAACTTTAATTTCTTAACTGGAAATGAATTTACATATGATCAAACACCAACACAGGTCGTTAATACTAACCTAACATTATTAGACAGCTTCTCAGCTAACGCTTTTACCACAGCCAAGTATATAATTTCAATGAAACAAGGTACTGGTAATGTACAGGCCATGGAAGCACTATTAACACAAAGTACAGTAGGTTCAACAGCAGGTACTGCTTATGTTACTACCTACGGTATTATTAATACTGGTAACACCATGGGTACATTGGCTGCTAACGTTGATGTTTCAGGTAGTTGGACTGTTAAGATGTGGTTAATACCAAATGCTGCAACAGCGATCAGTAACGTAAAAGTAATGACTACATACATTGTTTAAAGGTAAAACATGCTTCAATTAAACAGAAAGTATCGAAAAGGTTATACAGGTGAAGAGATTGTTGTTGAACGCAAACATGAAGGCCGCGTTTGGCACGATGTTACGGAAACTATTCCTAATATGGTTACTAACAATCAAATCAGTAACCGTGCAGTGATCATTGGGAATGGATTAAGTAGACTAGAATTTAATTTAAATCATCTAAAAAAACCACAAGGTCTGCTCGGAGCCACGACTGTGCAAACTTATGGGTGCAATGCTTTATATAGAGATTACACGCCTGATTTCTTAGTTGCTACAGGTAATAATGGTATCGTCAGTGAACTAGCAAGTAGCAGTTATGTCAATGATAATATTGTTTATACTAATGCTATTCATTTATTAGAACATCCTGGTAAATTTTATTTAATCCCATATGATCCTTATGCTGATGCAGGAACCACGACAGCATATATTGCGGCATTTGACGGACATACTAAAATTTATCTATTAGGATTTGATGGTTATGATCTTGCAGGTCATAACAATAATATCTATGCAGGAACTACGGGCTATGATGATCAATGGGGCTTTGAAATAGAACAAGAAAAGTTTACAAATAATCGAGCACAACTATACGACACGTATCCTGATGTTGACTTTGTTTGGGTCACACAATCAGGTAAAACTACTACTCCAGAACGTCTTAGATGGTGTACTAATCATCGACAAATTAGCTTTAGAGATCTAGTAATAGAGTGTGATTTATAAAACTGTTTCTAGTGTTTTAATTTTTTCCATAACAGCAGTAAAATTAATAGTTCGCCATACCCCTGGGTGCAATGGTTTAGGATGATCTTCTAACCTTACCCAACAATACCCTCGATGTTCTTCGTTTAAGATAGGAGTAAATTCTTCTGCGATTGGGATCAGAAACGTGTGATAGCTAAAATGTCCATTATCGCTGGTAAATTTTTCTATAGGAACAACTTTCACATTGTGGAATTCATATCCTAATTCTTCTTTAAGTTCGCGTGTTAGTGAACCAAGAATGTGTTCGTTAGCATCAATCTTTCCGCCAGCTAGTCCCCAAGTACCACTATATTTGCTAGTATCACGTAATAAGAAAAGATATCTGTGTGTTGAAGTACTGTAGATAAAGGTGCCTACACCTTCTATATGACTAGGGTCCAAAGTCCTTCCTTGTATTCGCCCTCGTAGCTTTTTACCCATTGTTGATTTGCCCACTTATATTGAGTCCCAGTATTGAGATTACTTACATATTGTAATGTATTATCGGTCTGGCTGTCAAATGAAATAGTCCAACGTGTACCATTGTATTGGATAATATCGTTAGCATAGGCTATTAGTTGGGCGCCATCTGTACCACGCCATATTGGAGCATCATTGCCTGGAGCATTATCGTAACTACCAATGTCATTTAAGATGAGATATCTAGTACCATTTACGGCAGCCTGTGCCAATGAAACGGCTGATGATTTAGTCGGGTCAACGATAGCATCAATTGGGGCAAGTGTATTACCAGATTTAGTATCTATGTCAACATTAAAAATTAACAAGGTATCGTCGGTAGGATGATAACTAACGGTACCAATAACTTCACTGATACCATCTTCTTGCAATAATCTAACTTGGCTGATACCATTTTGTAGAGAACCATATATACTGATTAGATTGCGCCAATTATCTTTAGTACCTACTTTTGTTGGTGCTAGCCCAGCAGTACCTGTACCAGAACCGATGCCAGTTGCTGTGAATACTACACCAACTGTATTTGAAGCAGCACCTATAGCAATAAAATTTGTATTGCCAACAGTTTGTATAATATAGCTTTTGCCAACAATAAAATTACCAGCTGTTGCAGTAGTATTCAACATAGGTTCTCGAGGAGTTTCTATCTCGTTAATTTTTAACAATGTCAACAGATTACCAATTAACAATACACCATACATCATCGGAGTAAAGTACTGACGATTACCTAATAGGTTATCTTCATTTAATACAGCATCATTTAAATTTCCATCGCTGTCGTGTATGCTGGCAACAATTTTTTGTATAACACCAAGTTTTTTAACCTTGGCCGGAGGACTAATCCACACGGGCAATTTGAATGTTAAGGTAGCAACATCAATTGGATTTTCTGTACCAATCGGCACACTACGACTAGTCCAATTTGGTGAGTCAAGATAAACCACACTCAAGCTAGTCCAATCGATATAGTTGTCTGTTGACTGTATTTCCAATGCCGGATTGAACAGTACCATTAGTTGCTCTAACAGTTGCAATTTTTGTTTAGTATTACTAGTCCATATATCTAATTTAAGATCTAATGTATAAGGAACAGGCATCAATCGTTCAATACTAAATGCATTACCCTGGCGATTTTCATATTCCATGGTATCTTCATTATAGTAACGCTCTCTGATATTCATCTTGCCAACGAATGTAGGATCTTGTACACGATCACGGTCATAGGTTATATTATTGATATAAACTGCCATGGCTGGAACAGTTGGAGTAGCATTTTCACTGACATTCGTGAGTATCTGTGCTACTTGTCGACTGCCATCACCATAGTAAACAGGTACACGTTGATAGGTAATGTTGTTATTACGGTCGGCACCAAATTCTACTTGGAATCCTGATACCATACGAATAAACTGTGCTAGGAAACGCTCTATCTGAGCATCATAAAAAAATTGTTGATTAGCTGCCATTATATATTATCCGCTGAAGGACGCAGAGCTTGACTTAATCCCTGACGTTCGTTAATTACATGTCTATATATAGTATATTCTAATAACCCACCGATTGGCAATGGACTACCATCCGCCACTGTAGCACTTGATACAGTGCCAGTTAAGTTGCCTGCTAGTGTGTAACTTGCACTTGAAGCATTGGCACTAAGCACAGTCCAACTACCATTGAATGCTGTAGATCCTGATACACCACTGACGATAATATTTTGTCCAACCACAAATGGTGTAACCGGTTGGCTTGCAAATCGTACAGTAGCATTGCCACCAGTAGCAGTTGCTGATGTTATTCTTAGTTTTCTTGGGTATACTGGTCCGGTGATGCTAAATGCTATATTGCCACTGCTGTTTGATATAGTATTTTCAATTGGCAATCCATTTAATTTAGTTCTAACACCGTAGGTGCTATTGTACGGAACTTTAACAACCACTGTCTTAGTACTTAAGGTAAATGATAGTGTAGCCGCATTAGCTGGTGGTGTGTATGGAGTTGAAATACGTATACCATCCCAAGCGGCACTGTTGCTCATAAACTGATTATTATCATTGATGAAGCCACTTAATTGTGTTTGATTTTCTGTACCTGGTGTTAGGTTAGTTCTCACTGAATCCTCTACTTTGACCCAACGACGCCCGTCATAGCGGAATAATCTGTTAGGTATATAATCTAAACGTAGGTAGTAATCGCCTTGACCTGGAGCATTTGGGAAAGCGATACCTGCGGCAACCGTAGCACCATTTGGTGGTAGAGCGTCTCCGGTTAAGTATCCTTCTACTTTAACAGCACTGGTTAATGTCTGCGCACTAGCGTCGTGATTGGTATCACTGGCATCATCTGTGACTACGCTGGCATTTAATGCACCAGGATCAACAGGATAACCATATTGATCTACAGTTTCGGTATAGATAGTAGTAGTATCATATCCGCTCTTAGGAACATCTTGTTCTGCACGTGTAACGATAGCATCGTTAATTTCAATATACTTGTTATAGGTGCTGATAACTTCACCTAGAGTATTAGTACTATCACCACTGTCGGTAGCTGGTAAATTATTAAGTATGTCTTTGTATTCTTGGCTGTCTACTAGTGGTTGTAATTTACAACGCCAAAGGTGTGGCCAATAGGTAGCTGCGAATCCTTCTGCGGCACGACTAGCATCATTGACTACATAGAAACGTTTAAGTGCGGCACCAACACCTTCATCTATGGGATAGTAGTCTATTAGGTTGGGCATTTCTAGCACATCGCCTACCATGAGCTTACGTCCAATAACATCAATCATGTCATCATAGTGGAATACAGAAAACATGGTGTCGCCAGTTAGGAACAAGCCAAACTGTGTTAGATCAAAGTCATTGTCGTTAATGCGATAGATAGTGCGGATAGTATAGACTGATGTGTCATACTTGCGATCACGATTTTCTAAGAACAATAGATCTTGGATTCCGGTAATACCTGTATTGCCAGGTTCTGTAGCACTGGTATTGGCCTGCGCCAACGGACCTAAATATTTGTGGACATAAACATCAACACCACCCACGGTGAACATTTCACTCATTGTCTTGTTGATGAATTTATCGTCGTTGCCTTTGGTTGGCTTGTATAAACTTAAACGTGGCATTCCCTAATCCTATTATCTAGTATTTATCGACATTGACAACTACACCAAAATGTGTTATACTAGTTTATGGCTGAAATTACTCAAAGTTTAGATTGGGCACAGGTTCAAATTGAACTAGAGGCACCTGCACATAAAATGAAAAAGCATACCAATGACATGTTAAAAATGAGCAAAGCCATAGGTGCTATGGTTAAAAAATTATCAGAAGAAGAAATTAACTGCCGTAGGATGGGTCGACAGACCCGTAAGCACAAGGAACTATTAGAGCAAATTAACCAAGAAATAGCCCATTATGAGCAATATTTGACTTTTGGTGTGCTATTAAACGGTTGACATTTTGCCCAAAAGATGCTATAATACATACAATAAAGGAGTGACTAAATGTTTAAATCTCTTGATAAATTACTAAAATCTAATGGAACACTAGTATTAATAGGACTAGCAACGGTACCATATCTCGCATATCTTTTATACACAAATAGCACGCCAGTTAAACAGATAGTATCTCACAATACAGCGGGCACTAAAAGTTTGGAAGAGATCATGACCTACTCGCCCGCGGCTATACCAACTCCGCCATGGGACATTGAATTCCAATCATCGATCACTCCAATCAAGGAAGGTGAATAATGAACTACAAATGGAGTCAGCCCTATCCAGGTGAAAGCCGGTATGAACGTCTTTTCCGTGCCCAACAAATTTTAATATTGTCTAGACATGCTATGTTGTTAGACACTGTTGAGCCCGTAACTGACTTGACTGATGCTAAAGAATATCTTAAAAAATTCCAACTTGGAGAACAATAATGAGCACACCTGTATATATGGACATTGGTGAAGCATACAGTATCGTGCAGTGGCACGGTGAAGAATATGGACATCGCAATCTCTTTGGCGCCTTAAACAGCATGGAACAAAATTGGGACGAACTAGACAGTATGGAACGTGCGGCCTATAAGATGGTTAATCGTGAATTACAAAAAGCGGTGGTAGAAAGTGAAGGTGGCCAAATTGACTAGCGCAGAAGCACATCAGCAACAATTAGAGCACCAAGAATATCTAATAGAAAATCACGTGTGTTCAATATGTAGTTGTGATTACACATCAGATGAGGGCGGGATTGAAGGCGACATTGGTATATTGCCAGCTAGTTTTTGCCCAACTTGTCTGAGTGGTGTGATTGATATGGTAGAACAGTTGACAGCAGAATAAAATCCTGTATAATTAAATATAACAAGAGAGGATATTATGGCAATCAAGATTGATGGTATGAAAAAGAAAGCAAAAGTCAGTAGCAATAATTTCGCTGACGAAAAATATACAGGCAATGAGCCCCAATGGGACTATGATCGCGCCTTAACTTTTTCAAATGAAGAATTTGACCATCATCTACGCCAAAGTTTTCGTTATTATAATTACTATTACAGCACCAAAGATCTTAAAAAATATGTAGTTGCATGGTTACGTCAACACGAAGGTAGTGAAGGGTTACATAAATTAGATAAAACTACTATTGATCGCTACCAACGTTCGGCAGACTGCCTAACACCATTCACTGTTTGTGCTTTGATCAAAGCACATGAACGCGGTATGCCCTTGCGTGATCGTCATGTAGAATATATCCTTGATGCTGTTAAACGAGTATTGACATTAAAAGCAGATAATGATGAAGATTTTGAAGAAAAGTTAGAAGTAAAGAAAACGGAAGTAAAAATCCCAACTATCCAAGACCGTATGAATGAAGTAGCTAAAAAGCATATCCTTTATTTTGAAATGCTCGAGGACGCCTTATATACAGGTGAAACTATAGATCCTAAGGCCTACGAATACCTAACTAAGAACAATGTGCCACAGGTATTGATAGGTAAAATACAAGCAGTGTTTGAACCACGCTGTGCAGAAGTACGCGAAGCACGTACTACTAAAGATGAAGATCTTAAAGAAGCATATAGCTATATGAAAGCCGCAGACTATAAACGCTACGATGCTTTCTACGACAAATTATTTGCTGACTTAACAGCCTATAATCAAACTAAGAAAGCAACTAAAAAAGCCGCAGTCCGTAAGCCGCCAGCTAAAGAAAAACTAGTTCGTAGCTTGAAATATCTCAAACAAGATGCTGGTATGAAATTGGTATCAATCAATCCAGTAGACATTGTTGGTGCAGAACAGTTATGGGTCTACAACGTTAAAAATCGTAAACTAGGAAAATATGTAGCTGAAGATCAAGGTGGCGTGCTTGGAGTTAAGGGCACTAGCATCACAGGATTTAGTGAAACAAAGAGCACACAAAAAACCCTACGTAAACCAGAAGAACAGGTTAAAGCATTCCTAGCCAGCAATAAAGTAGAACTACGTAAGTTTTTAGAAAACATCAAGACTACAGAAATCAAACTTAATGGACGTATCAACGCTGATACTATCCTACTTAAGGTAATCTAATCCCCCTCAAGGTAGCGTAAAGCCAAACTTATCCTGTTGTCGACAATAAATACACGATAACAGGATAATTTAAATGTCTTTACTTCCAGCAAACGTCACAGCAACCGGTAATTTAACAGCGACTCTCAGTATGCAAACTGAGAGCTTGTATAATCCATATACAGGTACAGGCGCCGGACATATAGCATTTGACGCCAATTTAGCTGCCCAACTAACACAAGTATCAAGTCTACAAAATGATATCATTGACTATATACGCCTACGTTTAGGCTATGGTATGATTGATGTTGAAGCTGATAAAGAACACTTTGACATGGGTATTAAACAAGCATTAATCCGCTATCGACAAAAGAGCAGTAACAGTGTAGAAGAATCATATGCGTTCTTAGACTTGTATCCCGAAACACAAGAATACATATTACCTAACACAGTCATGGATGTTAAAGCAATTTATCGTCGTGGTATTGGTAGTGTAACAGGTACCACAGCTAGCCAATTTGAACCATTCAGTTCAGGATACTTAAACACTTATATGTTGGTAGCAGGACGAGTTGGCGGATTGTCTAACTATGAACTATTTGTAGACTA